AGCCATGAATGCACCAGCAAATGTGTTGCCTGTCCATGCTGACAGGTAGGTCACAAGAGGGTGGTCGATGTGTGCAGCTGGTCGGTGGTCGTGCCCGATCTTGGTGATGTACGGATCAGAATAGACCTCAAGAAGATGGCCTTTTGTGATTCCCTCTGTGACGACCGGCATTTGCAACTCCTGTTTAGAGCAAGCTGCTGGCGGCTTTGGTGACTCAGCGGCCTGATTGTCCCATATTTGCATGGTCTATTCAATCCATCTCAAATTCGCGTTCTTCCCAAGCCTGGCAAGCACGCAGGTCGTGGCAGATGAAGTCGAATTTGGTGCAGTAGCCACGGAAGCCTGCGCCGGTGTCCCAATCGTTGCGCGGGATGCGTTCCATCTTGGCCTGGGTCATGGTGCTGTTATCGTAGTACTCGCAGTTTGAGCACCGACGACGACGGGCCTCTTTCTCGTCCACTTGCATGGCCTGGCCGAGCGCGACCCAGTAGACCTTATTGGCTGTGGGCTCGTTGCTGGGGTTCTCTGGGCCGAGCATCCAGTCGTCGATCACCACTTGGGTGTTCTTCTTGTTCTCGGCTGCGGTGATGAATTCCTCTTCGACCGGCAGGCCCATGAAGCCCTTGGGCATCATCATGAATTTGTCCATTCTGTTTTCTCCTTAAGTTGGTGCAACGTATGCGGTAATGATGCCATCGACGAATGTCAAAGATCCGTCTGTGCCAAGGGCCGTCAGCTTTGCTAGTGCTGCTGTTCCAGAAATGCCGCCTGAGGTGGCCACGGTGATGGCCCCGGCTGCATTGGTAATGCTGATGCCTGCGCCTGGTGTGAGCGTGGCCTTGGTCAGCGTGTTGCCTGTGCTGTTGCCGATCAGGAGCTGGCCATCGGTGAATGAGCTTTGACCTGTACCGCCACGGCTGACTGCAAGTTGACCGGCCCACGCCAAAGTGAGTGAAACAGCTGCCAGCAGTGCGTTGGCTGGATCTCCACCCAAAGTGAGCGTGACGTTAGTGTCGTCGGTCTTGGTGAGAGCTTCTGATGGAATATCAGACTGCACCAGTGCTCTGAAGGTTGGAGGCGCTGATGTCCCGCTGGCTGGGCCTGCATAGACTTGGCCTGCGCTGACGTTCTGTCGAGCGATCTCGTCTAAGGTAGCAAACAGCAATTCAAACTGGCGGATCTGTTGCTGGTCAGTCAAAAACGCCGCGAGCTGGTCGCGGGTTAGGTTAAGGCGGCGGGAGACGGGTGCGGTGGCCATGGTCAGAATGCCAGAGGTTCGATTTGGGCTTCAAGGCGCACGAATGATACGTGCGCGTCGCTGTCTCCACGAAAGCGCTGAATGCGCCAGTTTCGCATGTGGCCCTGCTGAAACCATGCAAGACGTTTGGCTGTGTTGCCTGTCGTGCCCACACTGATGCTGCGGTCTTGACTCCAAGACAAGCCGTCTGTGCTGTAGCTGGTGCTGATCTGGGGATTGGTTCCGAGCGCCACGCTGCCGGTCAAGCTGACCAGCTCAAGGCGGTTGAAGATCGCGCCGTTGCCTTCGTTGTAGGCAATGATGGTGCCGAATTCCCAACGGACTTGCTGGCCCCAGTGGTGGCCGGTGTCCTGGACCAAGTAGCCGATGGCATTGCTCTGAGGGTCGCCCACTAGCCACTTGTCATAGATCCAGACCATGTTGCGTGCGCGGTACTGGCTGAATCCGACCACGGTGCTGGTGAGAGTAAACCAGACCTGATCGCCAAGCGCCTCGGATGCCGATGCGTCATAGACGATGGTGCGGTCTGGCAGATGAACGTAGAGGTGTTGGTGGTTCTTGTCGTTGCGTGCTTCGAGCTTGGTGGTGAACAGCTGGGCCTCTGTGTATTGCAGGAGCAGGTTGTCGATTTCCTGTGTGCTGACTTTTTGCGTGGTGGCTGCTGCGCCAAGATAAATGGCTGGGGCTTCGTTACGGCCACCGCCCAAGAAGGCAATGCGCTCCAAGTAAATGCAGCAGGCATGTGTGCCAAGGCAACCTTTTTGGATTTGTGCGCCGTCGATGCGTGCGAATGGGAACAGGTCGCCGCCAACGTTGTCGAACACCTCAATGGTGTTGCTATTGAGAGCGTAGACCTCATTGCGCAGCTTGATAAGTGCCACCACTGGATCTGGGTCGATTTCTGAGCTGCCGTATTTCAGCGGGTTGACCTGCAAAGGGTCTGTCAACTCGGTTACAACCAAGTTCTCGCCGTCGGTGGTCATGAAGTAACCATCGACCCACGCCACATCAAGAACTACGCCAAGGTCTGGGTCGGTGTTTTGTGTGAGTGTGCTGGCTACCGGATCCCAGAAATACAAACGGCCACCTGATGCGATGGCCAAGAGGTCAAAGCTGTAATCGAGTGTCACCAGTTCGGTGGTGGGGCCGCCAACGTCGCCCAATACTGTCACCGCGCCGGTGCTAGCAATAGACACCAGCTTTGTGCCCATGACCCGATAGCAGACTCCGTTCCAGTTGATGCCGCCACGATCTGTGCCTGGGCCTGTGCCGTTGGCCACGATACCGTCACCTGGGCGCAAAAAGCCGTTGCTTATGCCAGACTGCTTGGGGACTGGCACCATGTTGACCGGGTAGGCCGTGCGCAGCTCTGGGGTGGCGTCGGCATAGATGCCGTTGAGGATTGGGATTTGCATGGCTTACCACTTGACCTTGTTGGCCCAATACGCTGCGCTCAGTTTGCCCTTGGCAATGTTGTCAGCGTGCCGAGCTTTGAATGATTCTCGCCGCGCTTGGCTGGCTTTGGACTCGCCCTCTTTTTTGGGCGAGCCGGACACGCCTTGCTGACCGAACCGAATGGTTTTGATCTCGTCGCCCGACTTGGCCACGACGACGTGGCTTTTGGTGGGGTGCGATGGCGTGGCCTTGGGCTTGTTGTAGCCCGAGACCCCGGCACGGGCAAGGCGTGTGTCTTTGGTGGCCATGGCTTAGAAGCTGATGTGCAGCTTGTAGGCTTCCAGACGCATCAGGTTGTTGGCCGTTGCTGGCTTGACCGTGATGGCGAAGGTTTGGTCTACGGTGGTGTCAATGCTCAGGAACACGTTTGCGCCTGTGGACAAGCCGTGACCGACTGCTGTGGCCGAGTTGCTGACCACTTGAGAGCCGCCACGGTTGCACATGAGCTTTTGCACGCAGGCGCTGGCGCTGTTGGCTGCTGCTGCTGCCAGCAAGACGCCGCCGCCGTAGGTCATGCCCAAGGTTTTGACTGTGGCGTTGTTGGTGAGGCTGAACAGAGCGTCGATCTCCATGCCGCCGCCTGTGCCCATAGCCCAGCCTGGGACTGTCACTGTGGCGACTGTCACTTCGGTGTTGGCCACGGCCACGACTGGCACGCCGTACCAGACCAAGGCGGTCTGAGTGCCGGACTGTGTGCCGCTGGTGGTGACGGCTGCGCCGCCTGCTGAGGTGGACACGGTGAAGGTGTTGGCCGACAGCACGGTTTTGACGTAGTACGTCGTATTGATAGCCAGGCCGGTGGGCAGTGCGCCTGTGGTGGTGAAGCGGATGGTGTCGTTGACTGAGAGGCCATGAGCTGCCCATGTCACTACGCCAGGAGCTGCGATGCTGATGGTGACGGTGGATGCGATGTAAGGCAGATCGATGGTGACTTCCTCGGTATCGGTGTCTGCGTCCAGAACTTCGTAGAAGCCTGTAGTGGCTGTGCCTCCAGTCCATGTGATGTAGACGTCTTGGCCTTGCGACACTGCATTGGTGAGGCCATGCACGCCTGCGCTGACCAGCTTAACGTCGCCTGCATTGTCTGCGTAGGTCAAGGTGGTGAAGGTGGCCGCAGGTTGCACCAAACTGACAGGCTCAAGGTTGCCCAGCACCAATGGTGAGAAGCTGCGCAACTGTGGCGCAGTGCCGATGCTGTACTCGACCTGAGCGCTGCGGTTGGAGATGCGGATCACGCGATCTTGGCCATAGGGTCCAAAGGTCTGGGCGCTGTTCAAGAGACTGCCGATGGTGGTGTAGATCCACGCTTGGCCAGGGTAGGCGGTTTGAAGTTGGACGATGGTTGGCTCGTTGCCCGTGTTTCCGATGCTGATCGACTGGCCTGCTGGGAGTGGCAGATCAACGTCGTTGGTGGTGGTGGATGGCTGGATGAACATGGGGATCTCCTTGGATGGGGTTTAGGCTACGCGATACCAGCTGTTGGTGGCCTGGTAGAAGCGCATGGTGAAGAAGGCGTTGGCGGCCAGCGTGGTGGGTGCGCCGAATGCTGCTGCTGCGCCGTTCAGGGCCAGCGTGAAGCTGGTGATGATCTGGGTGGTGGTGACCAGCACCTGCGTGCCGTCTGGCACGCCAGTGTTCAATGGCAGCGTGATTGTGCCTGCGGCCAGAGTGCCAGCAGGCTGAATGACCATCCACTGTTGTTCGCTGGTGGGCGTGGGCACTGTGATGTTGAAGCCGGTGCCAGGGGTGTAGAGGTTCGTGGCCACGGTGGGGGCTGCGAATGTCTGCTGGAAGTATTGCAAGAGCTGGCTGATCGAGACCTTGCGTGCGTCGCCGTTGTTGGAGACGTAGACCGGCAGAAGATCGCCGCCAGATACCTGGCTGATGCCGGAGAGTTGGTTGATGGTTGGCATGTTGGTTCCTCAGTTGAATTCGATGGGGCCATCTTGACCGGCCAGGACTGGATCGACGGGCGGACGGATGAAGGGGTTGTCGTAGACGCGCCAGGGCTTGTTGCCTGCGCCTGCTGGCATGGTGCTGGGCAGTTGTTGCTGCACTGGCATGGCTGCGCGAGACAGGAGCGTGTTGTACGACTCTTTGGCCGTGGCCTTGGTGTCGGGCATCACTTGCTTGCCGTAGGACGGGCCCAGCTTGATGGCCAAGTTGCTGTAGATGGCCTCGTTGGAGCTGTCGGGCACGTTGGTCTGCTCGTCGAGATCGCTGTCCTGGGGGCTGGATGGCAGAGGGTAGCCGAGGCGGATGCCGAGGGCGTTCCATGCGGCCATCATGGTGTCCAAGCGCCGGAGGGCGGATTGCATTTGCTCTGGTGTGAGATCAAAGGCGTAGGAGGCCATGCCGATCTCGTCGAAGGCCTGCTCGATAAATTGGCGCTTGGTCCATCCCATGTCATTCTCCAGTTGGCTCGGACAGTCTGTCCTGGATCAATTGTCCCAGTTTTTTGTCCTTGGTGCGACCATCGAAGCGGATGCCGAGTTCTGTGGCCTTGGCCTCCAGCTCTGCGCGGGTGGGGGCTGCGTCATCTTCTTGGGCTGTGGCCACGACTTCAACTGCTTGGGCTTGTGCCTGGAATGCTGCGGCGGCTTGCTCTGCCAGAAGGCGGTGGTTGATGCCGTCGATGGGCTTGGATGGCTTGCGAACTTTGACGGGCGTTTTGCCCTTGCGGAATTTCGGTGTGAGGATGTTGTCTTGCATCTCTTGGCCTTCTTTTTCATGGGCTTGGCTGTCTTGGCGGCGGCTTTGAAGTCTGCGGCTGTGGGTGCGCCTTTGGCACCTGGCTTGCGCATCTTTTCTTTGCTGCCTGCTTCGATGCGCTCGCGCTTGGCGTTGATGTTGGCGTAGAGGCCGGGTTTCATTTCATGGCCTTCTTGGGTGCTTTGCTGGGCTTGCCTGCTGCCTTGGCTGCTTTCTCGGCTGTGCTGAGAGCAATGGCCACGGCTTGCTTCATTGGCTTGCCTGCCTTCTTTTCCATCTTGATGTTCTTGCCGATGGACTTGGATGAGTAGCCTTGTTTTAGGGGCATGAGGTTTTCTCCTGTTTGCGTTTCTCTCGGGCCAGTTGCATGGATGCAAGTCGTTTCGCACGGACAATTGGGTCTTGCCACGAGCTTGCCGTCTTGCCTGCGATTTTCTGCTTTGTGCTGTCGTCGCGCAATGAGCGTTTACGAGCCTTGGCCGCAGCACTCATCTTGGCACGGGCCTCTGGCGTTCTCTCATAGGCTGCAAGTTTTTGCTTTGTCTCTTCAGACATTGAATAACCTGATGCTTTGCGCTTTTCCCAAACATCTTTGATGAATTCAGATCTTTTGGAGCGCTTTTCATCTGTCCATGCCGCCTTCAGTCCGTCCGTAACCTTTTTACGGTAATCAGCGTCCTGCCAACGACGTGTCGATGCGTCAACCCATGATGAAACGTCAGAGTATTTTCGGCCTGTTGCTTTCTCAGCAATCTTGGCTGCAACCTCTGGATTCTTTGATGGGGCAGTGTCACCACCGTAGGCGACGTTGTACCCTTGTGGAGCCAACGTGCCTACAGCAATGATCGCTGCCTTCTCCGCTGCATGAAGTTGATCTTGTGTCTCAAACTCAGCAATCACCGAGATTTCAGGTTCGCCATATTTGCGCCACGCACAGTGCACAGGAAGCTGGCTGCCACTTTTGACAGACCGCTTGTGCTGTGCGATGCGGATGCTCATATTGCGTGCAGTTTGTCCGATGTATGCCTTGCCAGATGCAAAAACCAACTTGTACAGAATGTGCATACCATGCTCCTGATTAACTCAAGAACATGATAGCACATTAAGCGGTATTATCCTGTTTAATTATTGATTAAAAAGCAGGATGCCGCTCATTTCGGGGTTCTTGTTGACCACACCAAACAGGGTGTCCATGCGGTACTTGATGGTCATGCTGTCGATGTCGTAGAACTTCTGCAAGACCAACTCGATGCCCTGGTCGGTGGTGGCACGCATCACTGCGACGCCAGCATCCGAAGGCACTGCGTAACGGCCAGGCAAGATCTCCAGAGCGTCACGCTGCCAGAACACGTTTACAGAAGCTGCGTTCACGTTCAGGAAGGTGATGGCGGAGGTGTCGGAGGCGGTGGCCACTTCCACGTTCTTGTACTGCAACTGAGCATCGGTTGGGGACACGCCCTGAGCGCCGATGATCGGAGGAGTGATCACCAGGCTAGTGCCACCGGCTGGAACGCTCACGACACGGAAGGTCTTGAGCTGGCCTGTGGATTGCTTGGTGATGTGGTGCACGGCGAACACGCCAGCGATGGTGAAGGCATCACCAGCTTTGACGTTGGTCGACGAGCTGACGGTGACGGTCTGGAAGCGGTTGTCCACGTTGATCTGGCCGCCCACTGATGTGGAGGTAGCCTGAGGCGTGTAGTTCGCTTGTGTGCCTGCACCGCTGGTGTCGATGGTGATCGAACCGCCGCCAGCTGCTGCTGTTTGACGGTTGGCGTAGTCCATCTTGTAGGTGTCGAAGCCTGCGACCATGCCAACGTAGCTGCGCTCATAAGCCTTGTCGGACTTCTGGTTGCCGAAGCTGCGAGCTGTGCCGACCAGGTTTCCGGCCAAGCCGTTGTAGTCGCGGCTGGACAGGGCCATGAAGCGGTCGTAGTCTGGGACGCCTTGCTCGTTCATGATGGCGTCGCACAGGGCCACGTCGTCATAGTCACCGGCAGCGGCTGCGATTGGCACAACCAAAGAGCCCAGGCCAGCGGCAGAGTTCATGATGGCGATGTTGATGTCGGAGGCCAGCTTTTGCTTGGCGGACTCACCCAGGCGGCCTTCTTGCAGAGCGTCGCGCAGTTCGAGGGAAGTCATTTCCCAAGGCACGGTCTTGCTGAAGCCCAGAGTGGCGGGGACAGCCAACTGTGTCATGCCCTGGTAGCCAGGAATCGCAGTACCGGGGGTGCTGTTGATCGACTGAGCGATGTAGGGCTGTGGACGCCAGATGGTGTTGTTGGCGCGTTCCATCATTGTCTGATCTGTGTTGTAGATCGAGACGTTGCGGGACAGGACCAGCGCGTCTTGGAAGCCTTCGAGGAGGTCTTCAAAGGCAACGCGCTCTTCTTTCGAGAAACTATTGGACATGGTGATTCCTTAAAAAATCATTTTTGAGATGCTGCACGCTTTTGCGCCTTGTACTGCACGACCTTGGTCATGTTGCCAGTACGGGCAGCTTCTTCGCGCAGCCGTTCGAGGGTTGAGTCCACCGCCCCAGAGACTCGGCCAGTTCCTGACACGATTCTTTCGGGCGGCGGGGCTGCCTTGCGGTTGGTAACTGTCAAGTCTTTCTCCAGTTTCGATACCGCAAAGGCAAACTTGACGGGGTCTTTGATGGCGGCCAGCTCTTGCGCCTTCTTGGGGTTCTTGCCGAGTGCGTAGACGACCAGCGCGGGATTGTCCGCACCTTGTAGCATGACGCCTTGCTGGGTGACGTTGAACAGCTCCTGGGCCACGGCCTCGGCGTCGTCAAAGTCTTTGACTCGCAGCTCGGCTTTCGCCTTGCCGTAGCCATCCAGTTTGGCTTGCCAGGCTTTCTGCTGATTCATAACTTCAGCTTCTTGCCTGGCGTTGGCTTCGTCGGCTTGTCGCTTGCGCTCAAACCAAGTGGCCAGTGCTTCCTCAAACTTGTCTGCGTCGTAGTCGTGATCTTCCAACTTTGGCTTTGCCCCCAGCATGACTGGCTTGGTCTCAGTCTGTGCGGTGGTTTGCAGCTTGGTTTGAAGTTCGCGGTTTTGTCGCTGGAGTTCTCTGTTCGTCTTGCGTAGCTCGCGCACCCATTCTGGCGCGTGTGCCGGTTCTTCGGGAGGTGGCGCTTCCTCACCAATGGAGACTACAACCTCGTCGGATTCGCCGTCGTCTTCTGGGGTCTCGGCCTGATCGCCTTCGGCTTGCGCTTCTGGTTGCTCGGTGGCCTCGTCCTCAAGGACTGCGGTGTCGTCGTCTGTGGTGTCGATCTCCTGATCTGCCTTTGTGTTCATCTTTGACCCTGTGAAACTCACCCATTAAAACGGCTGGGTGGATACCGTGTGCGCAATTGTCACTCAATTGTGGGTTGATTGACAACTGGTTGTACTTGTTGCTGGATCATGCCGCCAATTTGTTGCGCCATGTTGATGGCATGGTCTTGGGATTCCATGTCGATGTCGCTGAGGGTTTGGACAGTCTTGGCCCGGCTGAGTTCTGCGTCGGCCACGGTCTTGACGGTGTTGGCCCGAGCCTGGGCTGCTTTGGCTGTGGCTTCCTCGGCTGCGGCTTGCAGGTACATGGCGTTGGGGTCTTGCGGCTGGCCTTGCATCTCGGCCATGAGTTCCTGGGCTTCCTGCTCTGTGGGTTTGACCACACCCATGCGCAGAAGTTTCTTTCTGGCGTGTGCGTTCAGTTCGGACAATCCCTCGCCTTCCATGTTCATCATGGCGGCGGCTGTCAAAACCTGGGCGGTTTCGGGGTCGGTAGTCATTTGCAATAGGCCGGTGATGGCGCGAACTGTGGCCTCGCGGCGGCTAGTGCTGGATGGTCCAACTTCGGCCACGACGTCAAAAGTGGCGGAGCTGAGGTCGTTTTGCATGACGACTTCGCCGGTCTCTTGGTTAATGGATGGCTGCATCAGTTCGACCATACCGGCCTCGCCTGTGGGGGTGATGGTCTTCATCTTGCGCTTGTCCTCGATGTAGACCTCTTTGGCCATGGAGAGCCAGATCTCGCCGCAGCGCTTCATGCCCTTGGCAAAATTGCTCATGTAGATGAAGGCCTGCATGTCAACACGGGTCTGGATCATCTCCACGGCTTTGCCTGACATGCCGCTGACCATCTTGTCTGCGCCTTGGGGATTGCCCAAGATCTCTTGCATGTCGGTTTCGGTGATCTGCAAGAGCGCGGCCATGGCCGGTGGGATGTTGGGGGCGCGGGTGTAGGCGACTGGGCCCGACACGGCCTGGTTGCCGTTCTGATCGGTGATCGGGTTGATGAGCAGATACGGGTAGTCCTTGAGGTTGTCCTCTGACCACATAACCTGGTGGCCTGCGACCTGCTCTGGAGTCAGGATCGGCTTCTCGACCGATGACAGGGCTGAGATCTCGCCCAGCTTGGAGAGCTGCATGTTCTTGAGGCGCTGGGCGTCTTTGGCCAAACGCACATGACCCATGCAACGCTCGATGTTGTCCACAAACCAGCGCTTGCCGTACACGACTACGATGGGGATGCACTTGCCTGCGATGTAGCCTGCATCCTCCAGCACTTTGCCGCCGGACATGATGTACTTATGCACGCGCTTGCGCTTGACTCGCTTCTGGCGGATCTCAACTGTTCCAATGGCCGCGAGGGTTTCTTCCAGGGTCTCGTCATTGGCAAAATCGGCTGGGGTGTAGCGTTCTTCCTCGCCTGCGATGTTCTGGAAGATGCGGATGGTCTCGGTCTTTTCCTCGACCTTGTAATACTCGGCCACATAGACCACATCAGGGGTGCACCAGTCGAATTCGTACTGGTGGATGATCTTTGGCCAGTCTGTTGGATCGTCGCCCCAGGTGTCTTTGTAGGCCTGGCGGGTCATGCTGGTGACGACGTAGCAATATTTGGCGTCGGACTTATCCTGGCGCTTAGCCCCGAGGTCAAAGAACACCGAGCTGTCAGCGTCGAAGATGGGCTCGATCCTGATGCGCTGGCGGTCGTCTTCGTCGTTCTCCTCGTCTTCGTAGACTGTGCGCAAACGCCATGCCCCGATACCGCCGCCGACTGCTTCCTCAAAGGCGTTGTCGTAGGCCTCATCTGCGACGGATGCCTGCTCGTCTGCACGATACAGACCGTCGCAGACCTCGGCCAGCTTGTCGTTTTCCTGGCCATCCTTGGACACGTAGTCCACCGTGATGCGGTTGTTGCGGTACTCGTTGATGATGCGAATCACCGAGAGCATTATCTTGTTGACCTCGAACTTGGGCTTGTTCTCGTACAAGTCCCAGAGTGGGCCTTCCCACTGGCTGCCTGCCAAGGAGTAGAAACGCCGGTCTTGGAGGCATTGCAGGCGCTCGTCGCGGAGGGCTGTTTGTACGTCGTCAAACTGCGCCAGGGCTTCTGCGTGAAGATTGGCGAGGCGTTGGTCGTTGCTTATTCGGGCCATATCGGTTCCTCAATTTGTGCGGATTATCTCACCGCGCTTAAAAAATCACCACTTTTTGACATTTGGCAATGGGGTAAAGCTGGTCGGCTTGGCGGCTGGCATCCTCTGAACCAAGTTGACCGCATCGAACATCGGGTCCAACTGGTCGTCATGCGCACCAGCAGGGAAGGCTGCAACCTCGGCCAAAAAGTCGGATAACCAAGGTGCATCCTGCGGAAGCATCACGTTTCCGGCTTCGATGAAAGGGGCCGCGTCGTGCGCTCGGCTGATTTTGTCCTTGTTGCGTTGCACAGGCACCACGGGGATGCTTTCGCGCCGTAGGGTCTGAATCAAGCCAGTGCCGGACACCTTGTCCTCGACATACATGCCGCGCAGGGTCGCTGCTTGGTATGGTGGCCGAATGTCATTCAGGTGTTTGAGCCAAAAGGCGCGAGCCTGCACCAGCAGCTCTGGAGCCTCCCACTTGCCGCGAATCTGGTCAATCTTGACGGCCTTTCCAACGGTCGACCGTGCCCAGCACTGCAAAACCGAATAGTCATTCTGCGTGGCCGTTTTCTGGGCCGTGTCCACGGTGATAAAGCGGAAGTCCATCGACGGTATGGATGACCAGTAGCCGAACCAGTCTGTGTTGATGATGCCACCGCCTCGGGGTGCTGGCCGCTGCTGGAGCTGTCCGGCCGTGCCGTATGTGCCCAGGGTCTTTTCCAGTTCGGCCACCTGCGTCTCACCAAAGCGCTCTGGAAACATCAGCTCGCCTTCAACCGTGCGCGGGTCAGTCCAGCCGATGCTGGTGGTGCACCGGAACTCAGGCTCAAAGCGCATCGGGATGCACAGGTGCGTGTACGGCAGGCCCATTTCCTTGATGACGCCGGAGATGTCCTTCTCGTTCAGGCGCTGCATGATGACCACGATGGCCGACTTGTCGGAGTTGACGCGGGTCGGCAGGGTCTCGGTGAAGGCAATGCGTGCCGCTTCCAGCTTGGCTGCGCTGTTGGCGTTGTCGGCGCTGATCGGGTCGTCCAGGATGACGCGGTCGCCTCGCACGCCGGTCATGCTGGTGAAGGCTCGAGCCTGCCGGATGCCCTTGCGGGTATTCCCGAACTCCCTTTTTCCATCCAGGTCGGCCAGAAGGTCAAGCGGCCAGAGCTTCTGGAACCACTCGGACTTGCTCAGGTCTCGGCAGCGTCGGCTGTCGCGGATGGCCAACTGCTCCTCGTGGGCCGGGCCAACAAAGCGCATCTCAGGCAGGCCAACTGGCCCCCACTCCCAGGCTGGCCAGATAACGCCGGTCAGCAGGGACTTCATGGAGCCGGGTGGCACGTTCATCAGCAGACGGGTGATCTCGCCCTTGGTCACGGCTTCCAGGTGCAGGCAAATGGCGTCCAGCGCCCAGCCCCACTTCAGTTGGGCGGCCGGTTCGAGCACGCGCCAGGCACGCTTGGCGAACTCGGCCAGGCTGCGCTTGCATAGTTCGCGCTCGATGGCCAGCAGGTCAGCTTGGGTCAGTATCATGAGAATAAATCCAATGTCCCGCTTTGGTTTTCTGGCACGCAATGCGGGCTGCACCATAGTGTTTCGCTGTTGCTGTTTTCCACTGCCTCATCGGTGGTGGCATAACCTTTTCTGGCCGCCCATGTTCTGATTGTCCAGCCATGAGCTAACAGTGCATCGTGTTCGCCTGTGTGGCCGCACAGCACGATGCGCAGCAGCGGGTTTTGCCCGTTGGCGGCACACCAGGCCTGCACCTGCATGGGCAGGTCGGTGCCCACACCACCTGCGGTGTAGTCCATTTTGCCTTTGGTATAAGGCGGGTCTAAAAACACGCCGGTCAAGCCATGGCGCGTGGTCACGCTGTCTTTGCACACACGCTGCCAATCTCCGCAGGTCACCCGTACATCGCGCAAACGATCATAAAGATGGCCAAACCAATCAAAGATAAATTGTCGACGGTCGCCCTGGCCTGAGTCTCCAAGGTGCGGGAGTTGACGGTTGATGCCCTGGCCTGAGTCTCCAAGGTGCGGGAGTTGACGGTTGATGCCCTGGCCTGAGTCTCCAAGGTGCGGGAGTTTACGGCCATCAATCAAAGAGGTTCCGTCATGCATCCACGGCCCGGTGCCGCTGCACCAACCAGACCCAATCCAATTTGCAGCACCCCAGCACCACCATGCCGCAATCTTGGCATCAAACCAATCGGGATCGGCGTGCAGGCGGTCGGTCAGGGTGGCTGTTTGGCGTACCAGCCAGCTGTGACGGGCAAACAGGTCGTTTTCGTTGCAGGGCCAGTCGGCATGATGCGCCACGGCCTTGGGGTCGTACGCAATGGCCCGCCAAAAGTTGGCCACAAATCCGTCTGCGTCGTTGATGGTCTCGATGCGCTTGCCATCGGGCGCACCCAGCAACATGGCCGCGCTGCCCGCGAATGGTTCGACGTAGTTGGCAATATCGCCAAACGCAGCCCAAACCTGTGCACAAGCGCCAGACTTACCACCAAACCACGGGTATGGCGCGGCCAAAGTTCCAGCAGGAGTCAATGGTGCGTCATACTGCATCTTTATCCTTGGCCGCAATGATCTGCGCCAGCACGTCTGTGGGCAACTTGGAAGCGTCGATTGTTTGCACTTGCAGCGGATTTTCCTTGTCGCCTGCCAACTCCAGCCGGTCGCCGTACTTTTTCGGGGCCAGTTTCGACAGCAGCCACTTTCGGCTGTCCACTTGCAGTTTGCGCTGCTGGATGGCCTGCCAGTCGCGCTTTCCGTCTCCAGTTTCAGGGACTTCGCTGTCGGCCAGCTCCAGAACCTCATTCGCCATGCGTTCGATCAGGTCTTCCCTCGCGTGCGCGTAATCTTCCGCAAGTTTCGCGTCAGCATCCACCCATCGGTTGAAAGTGCTCTGTGGAACTCCTGCGGCTTGGCACGCCTTAAAAGCGCTCAGGCCGTCTCTCATGCCTTGCAAGACAGCTTGGCAGATTGCGGCCTTGTCTCTCTCTGGCTTTGCCGCCTGTTTTGGTTTCTTTGTGGCCATGATTTACCTCGCCAGTCCTGCAAATGGGTTTGAAAACTGCTTCCAGCACTTGTTCAGGCGGATTCGGCTTATGTGCTTTTCGTCAACCTGGTACTTTGCGGCCATGGCTCGGCCTGTCTCGTTGCTTGTCCTGATTTCGTCCACGGCCTCGGCTGTAAGTTTCGCGTATTTTTTGCGCTTTGTCTCGGCGATCTTGGCGCTTCGGACTGGGCCAGACATGATGCCAAGTGCTCCAAGTTGCTTTCCCAGTCGCTTGTATGTCGTCAGTTCCATGTGCTCAGGATGGATGCACTTCGGTGTCTCGCAGGTCATGTGGATGATCTTGCCATCATGGATTTCTCCATGTTCGTCAGTCCAGACGGCTCGGCGGACAAGAACGGTTTTGCCGTCTTTGCGCATGGCTGGATGGCCATTGCAGCATGAGAATCGACACACTGCGCATCCTGCATCATCAATAGTTCGGTGTTGAATATCTTTGAACAGACTCATGTTTGCTTTCTGGTGAACGGTTGAGGGGAAAAGCAAAGCCAACCCTGCACAGAGTTTGCTTTGCGTTCTTTGCTTTCCGGAGCCACGGCATCGGAGCATCGGTGCAGATCAATCGACAACTGTCTGCACTCAGAATCCTTTTGCGGGGTTGCGACCCACACCTACCGGGCGATTCTGTTACGCCAAAACCCGTCACCCAGCTTGGCCCTTGTGCTGGCTTTGTCAGGCTGTCCAAGTCGTCCAAACAACCCCAAGAAACGCAAAAGCCCTTACTGCTGCGCTCGGGTGCTGGTACCACCTGCCGTAAGGCATGAACGCATGAGTAAGGGCTCATGTTTGTCATCATGGTACCAGCACGTTGACGGGGTTGATTATGCACGACTTCATGGAAATGTCAAAAGCCACCGTTGCGGGTGGTGGTGCAGGTAACGCTGCCGTCCCAGTTCTTGACGCACCGGGTGACGGTGTTTGCCTGGGCAAAGGTGGCGGCCAGGGTGATGGCGAGGATGATGATGGCTTTCATGGTTTCCCTTTCTTGGTTGCGAGCGCTGCCGCCCGATAGTGTTTGGCCAGTTCGATCAGGCCTTCGTGAGAGTATTTGCGCACCGTGTTGTCGCTCTCGATGCGTTCCACGGCTTGCAGGCCGATGCGTTCGACCAGGCGCTTGCGGTATTCCACATGGTTTCCGGCCAGGTAGTTGTTGCAGTGCTTGCATTGGCCGTGGCAGTTTTCCTCCACAAACCTCATGTTCGGTGCGCTGCCGACTGAACGGTAGTGTCCGGCATCGTAGGTGTTCGGCTCGTTGCTCAGTGGCGTGCCGCAGGAAATGCAGGGTTTACCCGCATCCCGTGCTCTCACGAAGGAATTAAAGGCCGTCTGCGCTTTCTTGGTCAGCTGCGGCTTGGTTTGCATGGCGTCCAGCTTCTGGCGGGTTTCCTTGCGGTCTTTGGCCTGCTCCTTGGCTTGGGCCTTTTCAGTGGCTTTCCTGGCCAACAAAAGGGCGCACGGTGGGCTGCACACCGTTTGCAGTGGTCTGGTCTTTGTGTAGGCGCACTGGCAGACTTTGCACTTTGCGGGTTTGGTCATTTGACGCCCCTGTCATCCAGCCAAAGCATGAACAGCAAACAGCATCCAGCGTGGGCCAGGTGGTGCAGTCCTCTTTCCGGGTCGTTCTTTTCTCCGTCTCGCCAGGCGTGAACGTGCCGCCAGTTGTTCTCGGTGTACTTTGCTGCGCCGAACTCGAGCACGGCAATGATCTGCTGGACGGTTCCGGCAGGCAAGAGGCTCCAGCGTGGCTTTTTTCCGTCGTGCTTGGTGCCGACGACTGTGTCGTTTTTGCTTGCTGGGCAGTCTCTGCCTTGGTTGCAGTTTTGGTTGCACGGTGGGCACGTTTGCCGGTTCATGTGATCTCTCCGGTTTCTTGGTCGATGAACTCTGGCGCGGTGAACTTCACGCCTTGCTGCGCACCGAAGGCTTGCATCAGCTCCTGCAGCTCGCTCATTTCAGCCTTGGTCATCTGGCTGGTGGACTTGCCAAGCACCACAAATCCTCCGTCAATGCCGGGCACGACTTCCTGCTTGGTCAGGCTGGCGGTGAAAACATGCTTCCAGTCCTCGGGCGGGGGCTTGCGGCCATACCAGACTACCTGCTTGCTGACGTCGGTCAGCATGGCCCACATCCGTGCGTTCTGCTCCAGGCTGCGGGTTTCCTTTTTGACTTCGGCGACCATCCGATGGCCAGCCATCAGGGATGCCTTGATCAGCGGCCAGATCTGCTGCGTCAGGACTTTGTGGGCCTGGACTGGCTCGAACAGCGTGATCTTGATGCGTTCACTCATACCCATCCCTCCCGGACTGCGATCCAGCATTCTGATTCGCTGAGGGGTGTTTCGTCAGGGTCTGCTTGACGCACTCCAAGATGCGCTCCCGTCCAGGGTTGCCTGGGAAGCGCTCGATGGCCGCCAGCATTGCCGCAGCCAGTCGCTTGTCTGGTCTGGTGCTCAGTACCAGCCTGCAGCAGCACTCCACGCATGTGAACAAATACGCCCCACTGTGCGGCCGTTGTTTCGATGATTCGCATTGCGGGCATGGTTTTGTCATGTTGTTGGACATGATTGTAAAGCAAATTTTCAGTTTTCATAAAATTATTTTATGCCTTAATACCCAATGCCTCTTGTGCAAAGCGCAAATTCACTGGCCTGATGTTTTCCCCGGCTTCGTGCTTGGCAATTATTCTCCGCGCCCATTCTTTGCCGTCGAGTGTCTTGATGGCCAAGACCTGTTGCTTGATCTGACCAAGTTTTGACAGCTCTCGACGCATCCGTTCCGGGTCTGCCTTTGGTTCTGGCAATCGTGGCAACTCAGGGGCAGGTGCACGGCGGCAAAGGTTGCGAAACTCAATCACGTTGGGGCAACGCTCAGGTAAGTTCTCCAATCCCCATGCAAGCGCCTCCAGTTGACCAGCAAAGCCGGACAGTTAATGCGCCCAGGCACTCTTTACGTCTGTGATAGGGATGTTCGCCCATTGGCGGTT